GTAATTTTAATACATTTAGTGGTTTATGTGGAGCCATCACTATAGGAATTAGTAAAACACCTTTCATTTATGGAATGCATTTAGCAGGTGTTAGCAATACTCCTAAAGGTTTGAGTTGTTGTATTACTAAGAGCAAATTGAATGAATATATTGATAAATATTTCATACAACATCCTAGAGCCTTAAAAATGTGTAATCAAGGAATGCCAAATTTGGAATTTCCTGATATGGGAATTACTTTATTAGATAGAGCAGCTCCTAAAAGCCCATTGAATTTTAGTGGTGAAGATACACAAGTAGTTTACTATGGTTCACATACTGGTAAGACTAGGACTTTTCATTCAACTGTTATCCCTACTCTTATTTCTGATAGTGTAACTAAACATTTGAACATATCTAATATGCATGGTCCACCAAAAAATATGAATAATTGGCGTCATTGGCAAAAATATTATAGTGATATAACACATTTGTCTTCAGTAGATCCTAATATCTTAGATTTAGCATTTAGTGATATGACAAATGATTTTGATAAGGTTTTTAAACCGGAACACTTAAAAAATAAAATATTTGTATTAAATAATGATGTCAATTTGAGTGGATTGGATGGTGTCCCAGGATTAGGACCTGTTGTTCTTTCAACATCTACTGGATGGCCTTGGTGTAAGAAAAAATCAGAATTCATACATTTAACTAATGAGTCAGTGGAAGGGATAACTTGTTTGCGTAAAGCGGATGATTGGGTATGGCAACAAGTATCAGAATATGAAGATTTATTACTAAAAGGTGAAAGAGTTCACTTAATCCATCGATGTAACTTAAAAGATGAACCAACTAAATTAACTAAAGATAAAGTTCGTGTATTTGCAGGAACTCAAATGGTTGGTTTATTGCTTGTTCGTAAATATTTTTTAAGTATTTGTAAATTAATGATGGATCATCCTTTGCAATTTGAATGTGCTGTTGGTTTAAATGTTTATAGTGAACAATGGACCAAATTAACTAAACACATGATTAAATATGGAAGTAATAATGTTATTGCAGGTGATTATAAATCTTATGATACTTCTATGTCTTCTCGTATGACATTATCAGCTGTAAATTATATGATATATATTGCTAGACGTGCAGGATATGATGATAAATCAATTAAAATTATGCAAGGTTTAGCAACAGAAATATGTTTTCCTTTATATGAAATGAATGGTGATTATATACAAGCAATGGGATCTAATCCTTCTGGACATTCATTAACTGTTTTTGTTAATAATATAGCAAATTCTTTATATTTAAGATATGCTTATTATGGCATGAATACAATTGAAAAGTCTCCATTTAAAAATAATGTTAGTGTTGTATGTTATGGAGATGACAACAAGATGTCCGTTAATGTTAAACGAGCTTCTTGGTATAATCATACTAGTATAGCTGAGTATTTGGC